CAGCCTGAAGCAGAGCGAGTACCTGAGTATGAGAAATACTACAAGCTTTACACAGAGATTTATCCTGCACTGAAAGCAGAATTTGCAAAGCTTGCAAAGATGTAATATAAAACCAAAAGCTCCGATTTGCCGTCGGAGCTTTTTTGTGTTAGAATATTTTGACAACTAAAAAGAGGCTCTCCACAATAGCGGAAAGCCGTTTTTACATATTGGTCGGAGTGACCGGATTTGAACCGACGACCTCTACCACCCCAAGCCCACGCACGAAGTGCGCAGGGCGTTTTTTTATGTCCGAAGCATTAAATGTTGAGGGTGCAGGGCGCACAAAGCTGTGCTGTGCGCCTTGCCTGCCCCCTGCCTGAGTGGCGGTCGCCAAAGTTTTGAACGCAGTGAAAAACTTTGTGTGACATCGCCACGCGCCCACCTCTGGGGTGCAGGTCTGCACACTGTTGCAATGCTGTGCGTTCCCTTTGTTCTGATTGTGTTATATCGGAGCGACAAACAAGCACCGCTTCTCAACTTTATTCCGTAGTGGTCAGTACTTTGTATTCTCGCCGATAGGCGACACTCAGAAGTCTTGATAGTCATTCGGCTCTGTGTAGTCCTCTTGCTCCTGTCGGTCTACGTCATTGCTGTCATTGAGGTATTTCAGCTCGTCAAGTATGTCCTCTTGTTGGTCGGATATGTTTTGCAGTAGCTTGATTATGGTGTCTTGTCCTCTGTCCTGATGTGATTGTCTTATGGATATGTTGAAAACACAAATAATTAAAGCAATAACAATTACTAGCCAAATTATATTCAACCCAATGAATATAGCTGTTGTTGTTTCTGCATTTTGAAATAATTCCTCTAGCATGATTACTCCTCTTTATCCTTATTAATTTTTATCATTATCTGTCCTATTTTCACAAGCGTTTCATTTTGCTGTTTCAATAGTTCCGCCTGTTCCTTATTCCTCTTAGTAATTTCGTTTACAGTTTTGCAAAGGTCAAGAAATTTGCAGATTAGATAAATAATAAGCAAAAAGATTAACGCATCTATGATAATTCGTCCTATAAGTATATATGCTAAAGTCTTGTCTAAACCAAACATTTATTTACCCTTTATTTTTACTACTGCATTATTGTTGTTGTTTTGATTTATGTTAATTTTTCCGTTGTTTTCTTGATAACTTTCTACATACTTTTTTAGTATGTATTCAATCTGCTTATTTTTACTTCTTCCCTCACTTTTGGCAATTTCAACAAGTTTATTGTTCAATTCATCAGAAATTCTTAACATAAAGCTTGTTGTTTCCATTGTATCACCTCCATACCATTATAGTACCACAAATTTCACAAAAAATCTAGTATCATTTTGGTAACTTTTTATATTGACATATTGGTATCATTATGGTATCATTTAATCAATATCAAAGTGGTATCATAATGGTATATATTTGATTAACGTAAGTGTCCCATGGAATTTTTTTAAATTAAATTTATTTGAGTGAAGCGAAAAGAAATTTAAGTTAAAAAAATAGGCAATGGAATTCATGAGCAAAGCGAATGAAGTCGCTTGCCGTTCCGCCCCAGCGCCAGCAGGGGCAAAAGGGACACGAAAAAGAAACACAAAGGAAAAGGCACGAGGAAAAGCCGAAAAACCTCAGAAAGGAAAAAACATGAAAACAACTATTGTAGGCTGGACAAAAAAGAAAGCATTTAACGGAGTAATAGAGGGCAAGCAGATAAACAGCCCTGAAAAGGTCGTCTTTCAGCTTCTGCAGGAAGTTGATAACCCCGACTGTCATGGAAAAATGGTCGATACGCTGAAAATTCCGACCGAAAATGCAATCAGACTTAATGGAAATTCGGAAGATTTCAATAAGTTGCTCGGCTGTGATGTTATGCTGAACTATCAGATTTTTAACGGACGTTCTCAGCTTGTTGATATCACCGTTATCAATGCAGACGGAACACTTCACCGCAACACAAAATAATAAGCGGTGAAACCGCTGTTATAAAAATTTAATAAGAAAGGAGTTTTGCTAACAATGGAAGCTGTAACAACAATGCTTAGTAATGCCGTTACTGTTTTTGGTTCTTGTTGGGACGCTATGACAAGCAACGTACCTATTGCAATTCTTGTAGGTCTGTCTCTTCTCGGCTCAGGTGCAGGACTTTTCGCAAAGTTCAGACACGCTGTATAAGCAAAACCATTTACATAAGCGGAGTAATTCAAATTGCTCCGCTTAATTTTTTTGAAAGGAAGTTGATAAATTGAGAAAAAAGATTAAGCAAGTGTTGTGTATGATCTCTGCACTTGTTGTGATGATATGTTGTGCCGTTCCTGCGTTTGCTGATGATACAGTAACTAAAAATGACCTGTCAAGCGTTAAATGGAATATTGTTAGTAAATCTTCTGACATTCCGCATTTTACTGATGTTTATAACAATTTTTCTTCAACTATCTCTAAAACTGATAATTATATTGCTGTTTATGGTAAAAAATCTGACGGCACATCAGAAACTAATATTCTTTATTTTGACCCTACCGCTATTGCATATTATAGCTTTACAAATAATCAATTTTTGTTTGGTTCAAATTATGCGTATGATTCACAACGTCTTTTATTCAAATTCGATTCTTCTGATAATAAAACTGAATCTGTTGGTTATGGCGGTTGGAATGTTACTAAACCTAGTGGTTTTACAAAATCTGAATGTGAAGGTTTATTAAATCTTAATGACTATGTTCAATCAACTGTTAAAGTATATTTCCATACAAAAGTATATGATTTTGACAATTTAGAAAACGAGTTAGAACCCCCTGACCCTAACGCTGTTCCTGCTCCGTTTACTGTTACATATAGTCCAGACTTGAAACTTAATCTTAAACGTAAAACTTCTGATTATGAAACAAAGTCTATAGATGTTACTTTGACACTTAATCAAGATTATCTTGATTGGTATATACGCCGTTATGCTGAAATGTTAGGTGATAAAGAAGTAGGTACTTATGATAGTGCTAGTATAAAAATGATACTTGATTCTATTCTAAATACTCTTGATGTTGCAAAAGATTTTGATTTAACTGGTTGTGGTAAGTCAAAGTGTATTTACTTTATTTCGTTGTCTGATCCCTCTAAACCTCTTAGAACTGTTACACAAAACAGTGTTTATACATATCTATCTCAACAACGTTATAGTATCATTGATAGAGATAATGGAGATATAGACGGCTCAACTAGTACAGCTGTTTATGCTAATGGTTTGTATCCGTACTTTACTGTAGACTTCAATGAATATTTTAAGCATACAATGCAATCTGATATAGCTTCTGAAAATTGTTCTTATAAAAAATATCAGGCTGTTATAAAGAATTTGCCTACTTATCAGCTTTCTATACCTCTTGAAAATATAGATGCAGAAAAGTTTGAAGTTATATCCGTTCTTAATTCTATCCTTACTTGTGAAACTTTATTCCCTACGGAAAGCGGTCAATCTGTTTTTAATGGTAGCTTTAAATCAGCTTATAGTGTTGATAGAGGTCCTAATGGTGTTAACTTTAATAATATTGATTATATTAATGTTGATAAATGGGACACTGATGATACTGGTTATCTTGATTATTTTTCAAAATCTGATTGTTATTCTGTTTATACTGCTCAATTTAGTTTTGATAGTTATCCGAAATATGTTCCGCTTAAAGACGGCAAGGGCAATGATATTGATATGATTAAAACAAATCCGTTTGATTTTTCAAAAAGTCCTGTTGCTCCTGGTACTTATCAATCAGTAAATAAAGACGGTACTTTATCAGAAGAACGCACACTTGAAGAACAGAAGAAGCATGATAAAGATAATACTTTTTCTAAAAATTTTGCTAGTGTTGATTATACTGATTTTTCATCTATTTTTTCAACCTCTAGCTCATATTTTGAGTTTTTAACTGCTTCAATCCGTATTCTTCCTGATTGGTTTATTGCTACTTTTACAGCATGGTTTGTTACATTTCTCACACTTGCACTTATTAAGTATGTCATTCAATAAGGGGGTATATTATGCGTGTAGTTGCTATTCTTGTATCTGCTATATTGTTTTATCTTATCCCTGACGCTGTTCTTGAAACGATTTTTTCAACTGGCTTCACTGCCTGCCGTAACATTTCTCAGTATATTTTTAATGCTGTTTCTAACCTAATTAAATAAGGTGGTGTGTATGGATATTATTTATGCTTTCAAAGCTATCTTTTATAATTTAACTCTCTGTATGTCTTATACTTTTGATTTTGGCTCTTATACTTTTTCTCTTGGTTCTGTTATTGTCGGCAGTATGATTTTATCCTGTTCATCTGCTTTCATTATATATCTTTTAAAACGATAGGAGTAATTATAATGGTTAATATAATATGTTTTGTTCTTGCCGTATTGATGATTTTTTCTCTTGTATGGCTCGTTAGGAGGTAGAAAAATGCTTAACTTGGTTTTGTTTATACTCGTTGTCTGCTTTTTGGTTTGTACTATAAGTGGTGTTATAGGTTTCTTCACTGACCTTAGAAACTTTAAAGCTGAACATGAGTTCAGCGGAAACAGAAAACAGCTTATAGAGTTTCTTATGTTCGGTGAAGATGTTGAAATAAAAGCCGTTCCTGCGGTTGAAACTAATGATTGTGAGGTGAACGATAATGAAAGTACACATAGTGTTTGATGAAAATAACCCATTTTTTCAGCTATTGAAGTCAATGGGCTGTGATCTCTCGCAAGAAGTCATGAATAGATATGA